GGCGTTGGCGGCGTTGGTGACCGCGGTGTTCGCGGTGCTCTGCGCGGTGGCGGCGTTGGTGACCGCGGTGTTCGCGGTGCTCTGCGCGGTGCCCGCCGCGGAGTTGGCGGTGTTCGCTGTCGTCTGCGCGTTCGAGGCGGCGGTGGCGACCGCGTCCAGTTCGGTCTTGCGCACCGCATGCGTTCCGGCGGTGGCCGCGTTGGTCAGGCTGATCGCGCCGCCAACCGTCATCACGCCCGCAGCGGTCACTGTGAGATCGTTCGCCGCCGCCGTGCCCTGCATCGACCAAACGACATCGGTGCCGGTGCGCGTGCGGTGCGAGGTCTGGATCGCGGGCCCGCTGCCGTTGACGCCCATGTTGACCTGCAACGTGCCGGTCATGGTGTCGCCAGCCTTGAGCACGCGCAGCGCGTCGCCCGCCGCGATCCCCGTGTCGGTCGGGTGGCGGTGATCCTCGTGCGCCCACGCCGCCGAGGTGCCGACCGCGACCGCACCGTCCATGACCGGCGGCAGCGTGCCTGCGGTGCCCGCCCCTGCGGGTCCGGTCGCCCCGGTGTCACCCGTGGGGCCTTGTGCCCCCGTCGCGCCAGCGGGGCCCTGCGGGCCCGGAACGGTGCTGTCTGCGCCGGTCGCACCCGTAGGGCCGGTTGCGCCCGTGTCGCCCTTCGGGCCTTGCGGCCCGGGCACCGTGCTGGCGGGGCCGGTCGGTCCCGCCGGGCCGATCGGGCCCTGCGGCCCCGGCACCGTGCTGGCCGGTCCGGTAGACCCGGTGTCACCCTTCGGTCCAGTTGGACCGACCGGGCCCGGAATGCCCTGCTCGCCCGGCATGCCCTGCGGGCCGGGCGGGCCCTGCTCGCCGGTTATCCCGCGCGGGCCCTGCATCGCGACGTTGAAGGCGTAGCCCGCAGGCCCGCCATTGCTACTGCCGGAAAACGGCATCCCACGCTCCCCCGCCCCATCGTCGCGGGCGATACAGGATGATCGGCGCAGGCTTCTCGCGACCCATCGCGTTCGCGATCGCGTCCTGATACGTGCCGAGGTCTTCGGCGTAGGGGCTCCCCTTTTGGGCTTTCCACTGCCACGTCATCCCCAGCTTGAGCAGGCGCTCGTCGAGCCGGAAGGCGTCGGCGTCGTCGATGAAGCGATCGCCGACGCCGCCGCTGGCCAGCTTGACGCAATTCTTGCTGAGGTACAGGAACTCGGCGGTCACCGCCGGGATTTCCGCCGTGCCCGGCACGAACGGTGGCCCCGGATCGTCCGGTATCGCCGGAACCAACGGCGGCAGCGGCGGATGGACATGGATCTGCCCCCCGAAGGTCGTCCATTCGCCGTAGCCGTCGCTCTCGTTCGCGTTGCGCCGCTTGAGCCACTCGTTGTGATCCGAGATGAACAGCATCGGCTGCTGCGTCGAGGTCGAGCGCCAGATCTCTGAGGTCAGCAGCATGCGCTGGAAATCGGCAGGCAGGTCGAACGCCGCCTGCGCCGTCACCTTCTTCGGATCGGGATCGGGGTTCAGGTCGGTGCCCACGAACGTGTGCACCTTGCGCAGTGCGGTCCAGTCCCTCGTGTCATAGGCGATGCGCTGCGCCATCTCGTTGGCGCAGGCCAGCATCTCGAACATCGTGCGGTTGCTGCCGATCTGCGCGATCACCGAGGTCGGCGCACGCACGCCGACCACTGCCGCAACATCGCGCACCACGCTGAGCAGGCTCATTTACGCCGCCTTGCTGGGACGCACCTCGGAGGCCAGACGCTTGAGCGCCTTGTGGTTCAGATTGCCGCCAACCGGGGCCTGCCCGGTATGGGTCGTGATGTACTCGCGTAGCTGTTCGGTCGTCATCTCGTCGAACGTCTCGCTGATCTTACCGGCCTCCTGCGCCTGCGCGTTTCGCCGCTGGGCGTCCTCCTCCAGCACCGCGTTGCGTGCGCGCAGCGCCTCCAGTTCGGCCGCCATCTGCAGGTTCGGCGCACCGGCCCGGCTCTCGTCGATGAACGCCACCGCGCCGTTCTTCAGGTCGCGCCCGTAGGGCCCGAGGTTCTTCAGTTCGGTGCCGTCGATCGCCGCAAGCTGCTCGACCGTGTAGACGTTCTGCGCGCGCAACTCGGCGCGCTTGCTCTCGGTCAGGAACGGCGCGAGATCGAGCGGCGTGCCGCTCTTGGTCTGCGCGGTGCGCGCCTTGAATTGCTGGTACTGGCGCGCGAACCGCTCCGCGTAGGTGACCTGCGTCTGCTCGCCGGTAAACGGATTGTCGAGCCAGTGCGAGCGCGCGGTCGCCGGGAATGCCTTGACGTCCTTCGAGCCGGGGAAGCGGATCTCGACGATCTCGACGTCATCGTAGATCTCGCGGCCTTCGGCGAGGCTGCGCGTGGTGTTGCGCACCGCGTGATGCTTGAACAGCACCACCAGCGCGTCGTCCGGGTCTTTCATCGCCATCGTGTCGTCTCTCCGGTTGAAGGGCTGCGGCCATCGCGGAGGAAGGGCGACGCAATGGCCGCAGTGAAGTCCCGGCAGGCGGTGGATGGGGAACTACACCTGCCGGGTTGACGGTTGCTAGGCGGCCGGATTGCTGTCGATAAACCGCCAGTTGAATAACGGGTTACTCATGGTCATCTCGCCCATCCAGCCGATGAACTGCGCGATGGCGTCCTTGTCAATCGGCATTTGTCCTTCGCCATCAAACACTTTGTCGAAGTTCCGGCTGGGATGATAGCGCAGGCGCAGGCTGTCGGTGTTGAGCCCGAAGGTCGTGTTCGCGGGCATGTTGCTGCCGATGCCGCCGTCGAGTACAATCTCCGCGCGCTTGCCTCCGCCGATGTATTCCAAGGCGGAGAAGCCCAGCTTGCCCAGCGACGTCTCGTTCTGCTGGCGCTGGATCGCCACCGTGGCGGCGTCGTAGGCCGCGTAGTGCTCGGGGCTCATCAGCAGCAGGTCGGCATAGTCCTTCTGCCGCGACTGCTTGGTCATCACGAGGTTGAGCATCGGGCGGATCGTGGTCGCGCTCACCTGCGTGCCGAGCGCGGTGAACGGCGCGCCGTTGGCGTCGTAGGTGGTGGTGCGCCAGATCGTGGCGGTGCCGCGATCGATGCCCGCATACACACCTGTGTTCGGCAGGATTGGCACCGCGGTAGCGAGCCCGGTGATCTGCTTGCCGCCGTTGGCGGTGCCGTCGCCGTGGATGCCCGCGTCCATGGCGTCTTCCAGCGCACGCTCTGCGGCAGCCATGTAGCTGTCCATCACGTCCATCAACTGGTTCTCGCCTTGGTTGTTAAGGATCTCCTGCATCGATAGGATTATAGGCACCACGACCATCTTGGGGTCGTAGAAGGCGTCATTGAACAAATCGATAGCAGGATTAAGGAGTTGGTCGTAGCCGCTGTACCATTGCGCGACTTGTTTCCCAATCTGCAGGGTCTGGCGAATGCGCGGACCGGAGTAGGTCTGCCAGAGGCCCTTTCTGCGCAATACAGCTAGAAGTGCATTGTTGTTGGAGACGAGATCCTGATAGCTGGACGATCGGCTTTCGACCGCCATGCTGAGAACCTGCTGGTAGGCTGCGGCGGTAGTGACGTTCGGCATGTGCTCCCCCTGAAGGGCTATGGGTTGACCTAGAGCGCGCCGCGGTGATGCTGGATCGCCCGCGAAATCGCGTCCTTGCGAGACATCGGCCTGCCGTTGCCAGCGCCATTGGTGGCACCGCTTCCGGGCGAACCGGAGATGCTTTTGTCGGGAGTGCGGGTCTGAGCCGCTGTCGTGCCGTCGCGGGTCTGAGCCGCTGTCGCTGGCCGCAGCAGTTCTGCGCGGCGGTAGGCTTCGTCCAGCGAGAACCCAAGCTGGATCTCGCGGTGGATCAAATCTCCCAGTTCGTCGAAACGGGGTCGCTGGTCGGCGTACCGATCAACAGCGCCGCGGGTCGTCTGGAAGTGCTGCGCATACTGCATGCGCCGGTACTGGTTGGCAAGCGCCTGCTGCTCGCGCCGCAATTCCTGCAACTGCATCTGATGCGACTGCGCGGCGTTGCGCTGCTGGATCATCTGCCGCTGCTCGGGCGAGCGGTTGAGGTAGTCGTAGCAGATGTCCGCGAAGGTGATCTTGCGGCCGTCCTGCGTCTGCAGGTTCAGGTTATGCGCGATCACCTCCAGCCCGCCGAGCGGATCTTCGCGCAGCTTGTCCTCGATGGCGGCGTGATTGCGCAGCACCGTCGACAGGTGCGTGCCCTGCTCATGCGCCATCTTCACGTAGGGCGCGATCGTCTGCATGTAGTCGTGCGCGCCCTTGTACTGGCGGAACGCGGTGTCGACCTCGCGCGCGATGCGGTGCGCGTCCATGCGGACGCTGTCTGGCGTCTTGTCCCAGTCGGCCTTGGCGCGATCGCTCATCCGCGGGATCGGATGGTGGTGCACCGGGCTGCCGGGCGGTGGCGGCTTGTAGGGCTGCGGAGCGGCCTGCGTGCCGGGTAGGGCCGCCGGCCGCCCCGCGTCTGCGCTTTCCTGCGGCGAAACATTGGGCGCAGACTTTGGTGCGAACCGCCCCCGATCGCGCGGCTGATCGATCTTGGCCGCCTGCTCGCTGGGGCGCTTC